TATACGTGGACGGACGGGCAGTCCTACGCGATGCATGAGCACGTCTGCAACGATTTCTTTGTTAGAAAAGACCCGACGTATAAGACGTTCAAAGAATTTGCGGCCAAACAGAATTATGTGGAAGCGAAGGAGAGACTCTTACTCATTCCTCGCGGATGCTTCAAGTCGTCGATGAATATGGCGGATTGCGTCCAGTATGTAATCGCCTTTCCCGAAGTAACGATTCTTGTGTTGACGGGCGTTCTTCCCCTAGCAAACGATTTCGTAGGAGAAATCAAAGGGCACTTTACCCTCGAAGATGGGGGAAACTGCCCGGGTGCGTACTACCCCAAAAAGAATCTTCAGCCGCGGCAAGCCCCTGACGGGACGCGGAGCATGTTTCAAGTTCTTTTCCCGGAACACTGCATACCAGCAGAAGAGGGAAAAAATGCTGAATATCAGACGCCTGCAGTCTCAATGACTGAAAAAGAGTGTACGGTATTTGCGGCGTCTATCGAGCAGAATCTGGCTGGATGGCACGTTTGCGTTCTTAAGTTAGACGACGTTGTGACTGAAGAAAACAGTCAAACTGTAGACAGAATGACTGTCGTTAACAAAAAGGTCAGCATTGATAAAGCTATGCTCCACCCGTTCGGGTTCTTTGACCTCGTAGGTACGTGGTACGACGGTGAAGATTGCTACGGGCAATGTATCAAGAATCGAGACAAAGCGGTAAACGCGGGCGATGAATTCAACATGAAAATGTTAATTCGTCCCGCGTGGTGGGCGACGGAAGAAGCGAAGAAGCTCGGCAAGATTGAAGACGAGATGCTGGAGAGTGACTATCATTACCTCTTTAGCGTCCCCGGCAATGAGCACTCGCTAACATACAAGTTCCTGCGATACACCCGGAAAACCGATCCGTGGTTCGCGATTAAGTATTTGAACGACCCGACGCAAATGCACGTCATCAAGTTCCCTCGGGAGCTTCTTGTACGGCGTACCGTCCCCGTGCAACAGTTGCCTGACGGCGGAATGCGTGTGATGTGTGTAGACACGGCGTATTCGACGAAAAGTTGGGCAGACTTTACGGTCATAATTACGGCGCTTATCGTGGGCGGGCGATTTTATATTCTGGACATGAAGCGCGGGAAGTACAACGAATATGAACTCCCCGCGATGATAGCAACGGCGGCACACCAGTGGAACCCGAAGACGATTTGCATTGAAGAGTCTGTCGGGGTCAAATGGATGGGTCGTGAGGCTTATCGTGAGATGTCGAAACTTGGCATCAAAGTTCCGATACGGTTCGTCACCCTCGGTCAGGGCAACAAATCGAAATCGAAGTCTGAGAAAGCAGGTCCAGTTCTTCGGTATCTAGGCGACAATCGATTGGTCTTCTTATATTCGATGCCGGGTAAGGAAGAACTTTACGACGAACTCTCGAAGTTCGGCACGGCGGCGTCAACGCATGACGACATCGTTGACGCTTTGGCGATTCTGGTCAATCAGTTCGCTGCGTACGCGGATAACTCGGCACATATTGATTCGCTCGGTCCTATGGATTTGATGAACACGGGAGAGCGGGCGATGCACGATAGGATATTCGGGGGAACGCCATACCAAATGGAAGAGTTGAAACAAGAGCATGCCAACGCCTTGAAGGGCGAATATCCCGACCCGCAAGACGGCGAGCCAACAATTGGCGCGGGGTTGGGGACGTGGAACGATCCGTTTGAAGACGCGGGACTGTATCAATAGGAGGAGATTATGGTTATAACACCCGGAAGGATAGTGCTTTATCGCATACATGAATACGACATACAAGGGCGTGAATTTAAGGGCAATCGACCCTACGCGGGCGATATTGTTCCCCTGATTGTAGTTCGTGTTTGGGATAACGAATTCTATGAAAATGGAATCGGTAAACCCGGAGTAAACGGTCAGCTAATTTTGGACTGCGAACCGGGCACCATGTGGGTAACTTCAAAAGCAGAGGGGGAACAGAACGGCACGTGGTTTTGGCCGTCGCGAGTTTGACAAAATCGGGCAAAAGTGCTATACTAATAATGGGGGTTAGTATGCACGTTTACAAGATTACGAACAACGTGAATTGGAAGATTTACGTCGGACAGCACCACGGCGACGACTTGCAGGCGTATTTTGAGATGAATCTACGCGCGGCATTCCGGCCATCCGCTGAACACTATAAACCTGCGCTATATCGGGCGATTAAAAAATACGGCGCGAAAGCGTTCACGATTGAATCGTTAGTCCGTCCCGTTGATAAAGAACAGATGGATGCACTAGAGACTTACTTCATTCGAGTTCTTGAAACGCAAAATCCTAAAATAGGTTATAACATTTCACCCGGCGGCGGTATGGGTGGATTGTTTACCCCTGAACATAGGAAAGCGATTAGCGACGCGCAACGCGGTAAGAAAAAAGGAATTCGTTCTTCTGAACATTCGCAAAAGATACGCGAGAATAAGAAGAAAGAATGGGCAAGAAAAAAGGAACTCGGAATCAAACCCATAACAAACGGGAAGAAGACTTCTGAATCCATGAAACAATATTTTGCGTCAATACCTGACGAAAAGCGTGCCGCCATAGGAGAAGCAGCGAAATCGTGGTGGGCGAGTGAAGACGGGCAATTGGAACGGCAAAAGCGTAGTAAGGCGATGAAAGGAAACTCATGTCTGATTCTATCCTCGAAGAAGGAATAGTAACAGACGGGAATCCGGGGGCACCTCTTCCTGTGCAAGCATTTGGGAAAGATGGCGACCTTCCGATTGATTTGGAATTGAGTCTTGTAGTACAAAGTGCACAAATGGCGAAGAATTTTATCGGAAACCGCCAGTGGACACTTTTGTACAGGGATGCCGATCTTTTATTCCAGTCCCCCCGTCCGATGGAAGTCTATTAATAATCTGGTAGCTTTGCAGAGTAATCTGCATCGAATAACAGGGCTAATTCGGTGAACACCTCTTAGAGCATAGGATGTCTTTAAGAGACAATGCCGAGCGAAGCCTGCATAGTATCGCAGGAACGTGTAGAGACTATAGACCCTGCCCCTCAATCGAGGGTGATGAGATAGTCCGGCCTGCATGGCGACATGCAGAGATAAGCAGAAATGACTTATCCCGTCTAACGACGAGTAACAAGCGGAGAATACATACGTCCTTGCTCCTAACGTCCAGCGGTTCACGGTCGCTAAGGTTTGCAACGCGGTTGTGCCGCAATTGTACAAAGGTTTGTTTTACGCCGACCCCCCGATGCTGCTACGCCCACGTCCGGGCACGAGCCAGAAAGTCATCGACGCTAAGACGGCGCTATTCTCGTTCATTCTAGACGACTGCAAGTTCAAGAACCATGTGAAATGGGGTCTTGAGACTATGGCGCTGTTCGGCACAGGTATATTCAAATGGGGGTATGACTGGAAGACGATTGAGACGTTCAAGCGTGAAGCGACAGTTCGGCATATTGACACCCCGAACCCTGATGGCTCGTCAACGCGAACTTCAGTTCCTACCGACGAACCGCCCAAGATTACGCGCACTGAGAAAATCGTGCCGCTGCCGTTCTTTGAGCACCGTCGTCCCGATTTGGTTTTAGTAGACCCCGCACTTGCTTGCTCTGATATTAGAGAGGCGGGATGGGTCGTAGACGTCCGCTTTATGGACTGGTATCAGTTCAATGATTTGAAGAAAGCGATTGTTGGCGCTCAGGAAGACGGCGAAGACGGGACCGTAATCAACGGATGGAAGTTCCCGAGCGATGCCGCTATTAAGTCAATCTGGGAAGTCGGCAATCTCAAGAGTCACTATACCGACGCCGAGCAATATACGTACGCCCGCGGTGTTGTTCATCACGCCGAAGACGAGAACGTCACGTCATCCCCAGACCCGTTGCGAGTAAAGGTTGAAGTCCTTGAATATTGGGACAAGGGTCGCAAGATCGTCGTACTGAACCAGCAGAAAGTCATCTATTCAGGCGAAAACGAATTCAAACAGATTCCGTTCCTGAGTTCAAATTGGTGGAATCGTCCCCGTGCCTTTAGAGGTATGGGATTAGGACTGATTGTCGGTCAGAACCAACGGGTTGACCAAGGTACGATTAACGCCATTCTCAAAATATTGAGTTACGGGGTTAATCCGATTTATCTACGCGACAGGAACGACAACGCTCCGACGCAGACTATCCGTACGGGTCTGGGTAAGATTCTCGCTGTCACAGATACCGAGAAATCTTACAGGCTGCTTGAATCTCCGAAAGTTCCGAGTGACGTATGGAGTGCCTTGAAGGAATCCGAGTCAGCGACGGAATCGTCCTCGGGCGCAGACCAAACCCTCGTACAAGGGAGTTCTGCTGGACCACGTGCAGGTATGGGACGGTCAGCGACGGGCGCTAACCTTATGGCGGGCGCGAGTGCGACTCGACTTGATGGTCCGCTCGACAATTTCATCGAGCAAGTGTTCAAGCCTTTCCTCGGCGTTATTGACAGACTGACATTCAATGTCATGAGTGACGCTGCTATTCTGCACATCCTCGGGCAAGAACAGGGTCAGGATTTCCTAGAAGACTTCAAAATTCAAGATTTCCACGACGCACAGATCGAGTACGAAGTACTGGCAGGATCGTCGTTAGCCGCAAAGCGGACGATGGCGCAGTCAATGGTTCTGCTGAGTCAGTTCTTGGACAACCCGCAGATTCAGGATATGTTGGCGCAAGCGGGCAAGAAAGTCAATATTGAGCGAATATTTGACATGATGCTCGAAGCCAGCGAGTGGAAAGATCGTGCCGATATTATAGTGTCCATGACGGCTGACGAGATCAAACGTCGAGATGCTAACTCCAAGGCTGCGTTGCAGCAAGGAGCGATGCAGGCGAAGGCGCAAGGAGACCAACAGAAATTCGCACAAAAACAACAACTGGAAGATCAAGCCTCGGACAATCGCATTAAGCGCGATATAACTCGCGAAGCCGCGAAAAATAGCGGAATGTCTGAAGCGGTCAACGGAACCCCGAATCCAAGCGGGGAACAAGG